GCTTTCATCCCTGGCCGCATTTTCTGCGGCTAGGGTCTTGATGAAGTGGTCACGCGCTGGTGATCGTCTAAGCATGATTATTCCTTTCTGCTAATGCTTACGCATTCCAGGCGGCGCCGCCCCAGTAAGTGATGTTTTCAACAGCGCAGCACAGGCCCAGGTCTTCGATGACAAAGGCTTCGTTTACACTTTGGAAGTCTTCGATACGGTCGCGCTTTGGATTGTCGATAATCATCCGACGGCGGCTGCCTGTCTGTGAGTAAATAGACAGATTCGAGTCCATCGAATTACCAATGCGGGTAATCATTAGCGAACGGGAGGGGAAATTCGGTACTTCTACCACGGGCAGGCCACCAACACGCTTGTTTGAGAACAGAATATCCAGGGCGGTGGCTTCGGTTGGCGTTCCGGCATGGGTCTTAACCATGGGGATATATTTATCGTCAACCAGGTCTGCGCCGGCAATAACTACCAGCTCATTGTCTCTGGCATACCATGGTTGCAGCAAATTTCCGCGCATGTCCAAGACCAGTTCATCCAGGTTTTGGTAGTCGCTACCGGCCTGGGTTCCCACCTGAACTTTGCCAGCATTGGCGCCCTGAGTTTGGAAGCGTGCTGCCGCCTCGGTGCGTAGTTTTTGCAACCAGCCGATATTGACGTCCTGCAGCAGCGGGTTTGCAACACGATTAGTGGTTGCCGCTGCGCTGGTGCCGTTAAATCCTACGGTCAAACGATCGCGGCCTTGTTGTTTCAAAATGGCATCACGAACCAGGGTCTGAAAGTTTTTGTGCTTGGCCCACGCGTCCAGAATGTTGTAGCGCAAGTGGGTGTCGTAGTTTGTTTGTTTGCACTCATAACCGTGAGGATCAATGCCGGCAATGTCACGAGTTTCACGGTCTGAAACGGTAGTGTCTGTTCTGCCTGCAATAGAACTGGCTGCGCCAATGCCCAGCTTTTCGCCTTTCAGATCATCGACAGGTTGCATGTTGACGAATTGCAAAAACTCGCTACTTTGCTGAATTTGTTCTTCCATGACCTGTTCTACCGATGGCGTTGCGGCGAATTTTTCGCTTACGTTTTCCACGCCGTTTAGTTCGGCAATCCGTTTTAACATGGCGTTGAAGGCTAGGCGGGTTGAATGTTTCATAAGTTCGTTGCTCCTGGTGTCTGTTCAGTGTTTTTCGGTGTTCCGGTTGCTCGCTGAAAATGCGGCCTAGCAGTTGGTTTGATCGTAATCGCTATTCCCACCTGAAGCCTTGCCGCGCTGCCCGCCTTCTGGTGTTTTTGATAGCGTTTCTTTCAGGCCATTGTGATCTGCTAAAAGCGAGGAGTATTGATTGGCGAGGTCATTGAATTTTGTGGTGAGTTCGGAAAATTTGCTTGCCATGTCGTCGTGTGCGTCCAAATTGTCACGCTGGCTTTCGGCGATAAGCTGCACGCTGGATTCGATGCCGCTGAAGCGTTCGTCATCGCTTTTTGTTCTGCGCTTGAATAGTTCAGCGATTGTTGAAAAAAATTGCGCGCCTTTGCTTTCTGATTTTTCCGGTGATTCTGCTTGATTGAACGCACTGAACAATTCGGTGGCGTTTACTTCCTCTGAATCGAACTTGATAAATTCTTGTTTATTGGTCGCTGAAAAAGCAAGAATTTCAGTTCCTCGTGACGCTGGGCTGTCGGTAGCGGCAATTCCAGCAAAGTATGTTTTGCCAGTGCCACAAAAGTTTTTAATGATTTCTACTGATGAAAAAATCTTTTGCTTTGCGTCGTTCAGCAGCTTCATTCCTGGTAGTGCGTCGCCTGTCACAAAAAAACCATACTTCCCATCCAGGGCCGTTCCGTCGTTGATAATCTCGGCTTTAACTTCGGTAATGTCGCCAAGAGCGTCGCCATATCCACCAGCAAAAAAACCACGGTAGTGTTCTGGCCAGATTCGTGCGCCAAAAACCTTTGGATCATAGGTTTCTGCCATGTCTAGGATGTCGCTCTTGCTTAGTTCTCTGCCGTCGATGGTTTGGCCTTCCACCGCTACGCGTCGAAAAACTTTTGCATTTTTGGTTGCCATGTTTGATACCTTGCTGGTTTTTTGTGGTCGCTCCTAGCGAGGTTCGTGCAAGTCGTCGTTGGATTCAATGTGTTGTTGTTGTAGTCGGCGATTCTACAACACAAGGCAATGTTTTAAGGTTGGATAGCGCAATAACCTTGCAGCATGAGTGATCAAGATAGCGCAAAACGATTAGATGCGAAGTACCTGTTCTGGCAGGGCTTTAAAGTCTCGCATATTTCAAAAAAGCTGAGTATAAACGCGGCCACGATTTATTCATGGAAGCGTCGTGACGAGTGGGACTCTACACCAGAAATTAAAAGGGTGGAATTTTGTATAACCACAAGGTTATCTCGATTGGTCGCAAAGGATGAAAAAACAGAAGGCGACCTTCGCGAAATTGAAATGCTGATAAAGGGCTTGAAAGACACTGCCAGGATTCGTAGTTATGACCAAGCCGGAAACGAAGCCGACCTAAACCCAAACATTAAAAAACGGAATGAAGGAAAAAAGAAAAAACCGGTTAAAAACTACCTGAGTGAAGAACAGGTAGAATCCCTGGTCGATGCCTTCCACGGTTCACTGTTCAAGTACCAGCAGGCATGGAATGAGGCCAGAAAGAAAAGCCGAATTCGCAACATTCTAAAATCTAGGCAAATTGGCGCCACCTGGTATTTTGCACGGGAAGCAATCGTCGACGCTGTTGTTAGCGGTGATAATCAAATATTTCTCTCTGCATCCAAGGCCCAGGCATACATTTTCAAGTTGTATATTCTCGCCTTTGTCAAAGAGGTAACCGGGGTCGAATTGTCCGGTGATCCTATCACGCTATGGAATGGCGCCACGCTTTATTTTCTTGGAACGAATATTAAAACCGCCCAAGGATACCATGGGCACGTTTACATGGATGAATACTTCTGGATAGGACGATTTGAAGAATTTCGCAAAGTGGCCAGTGGAATGGCCATGCACAGACGATGGCGGCAAACCTATTTTTCTACACCGTCGTCTGTTACGCATGAGGCGCACCAATTCTGGACTGGGAAACGCCACAATAAAGGCAAGCCAAAAGAACAGCAGATAAACATCGATGTCAGCCACAAGGCGTTAAAGGCTGGCCGTGTTTGTGAGGATGGCCAGTGGCGCCAGATTGTCACAGTTCTGGATGCTATGGATGGTGGCTGCGACCTGTTTGACCTGGATCAGTTGAAACTTGAATACAGTGATGACGAATTCGCCAATCTGTTAATGTGCGAATTTATCGACGATTCGATCAGTGTTTTTTCTTTGCCTATTTTGATGCGTTGCCAAGTTGATGCCTGGGTTGTTTGGGAAGACATCAAGCCGCTGGCGCCTAGGCCGTTTGGTAATCGCCGAGTTTGGCTTGGTTATGATCCAAGCCGGACACGCGATGATGCGGTGGTTGCGGTTATTGCACCGCCAGTAGTCACTGGTGGAAAGTTTCGGTTGCTTGAAGTCGTATCGATGCGAGGGCTTCCATTCCCAGAGCAGGCTAGAAAAATACGAACATTGGTTGCCGAACGATACAACGTGGAGCGTATTAGCGTTGACATTACCGGCATTGGCTACGGTGTGTTTGACCTGGTGCAAGAGTTTTTCCCGGCTGCCCAGGCGATAAAGTATTCGCCAGAAGTCAAGACAAGGCTGGTGTTGAAGACGCTAAACATTATCAACGGCGGCTTGCTTGAATACGATGCCGGCGATACCACCACCACACAGGCGTTTCTATCGGTGCGCAAAACCATGACGCCAACAGGAAATACGGTGACATATGAGGCTGCACGATCTGAAAACGCCGGTCATGGCGACAATGCTTGGGCAATCATGCATGCCCTGGACAACGAACAATTAAGGTCCATCGATCTTGGTGATGGTGGCGGTAATAACATGAAAGATTCAATTGTGGAGATATTCTAATGCCGGACAACAACGATGTAGGGCAGTCAATCAAAAGCGTAGACGAAATTCAGAT